AGCAAGAGGACTTCGACTTCGTAAACAACGATGCCAAGCCCACCACCACGGCCTCAGACAATCGGCAGATCATTTACCTCGGCAACGCGGGCTCTCAACAATCCGTGGTGCTGAATGCCATTAAGGGACGCTCAGGCAAGGACCCGATTCTCGCTTACCTGGAATGGTCCGCCGACATGGACCTGCACCACGCAGACAAGGCGGGATGGGCTCAAGCCAACCCAGGCTTAGGGCACATCATCACCGAGCAGCGGTTAGCGACGATCTACAACAGCTACCTGCTAGAGGGCGATCTTGAGGCATGGGAAACGCAGCACCTCTGCCGTTGGGTAGAGAGCATGCTGCCCCGCCTGGTAAACCCTCAACTATGGCAACAGGCTCTCAGACGGACGGAGAGCCCCGTTAGACCCTCAATGGGCATCGGGGTATCCCCGGACGGTTCACGTGCCTCTGCGTGTCTCTCATGGGCTCAGGGGGACGGTTCCATCGGACTGTCAGTCCTGGCAGACGTCACGGGCCAGCCGATTGACCTCGACCGATTCGCTGAGGACCTCAAGCCCCTGGCCCTCAAGGCGGGGGTTCAGGCCGTCACCTATGACCCGCACACCGATAAGCACCTCGCGCGGTACTGGCCCGATGCCAAACCCATTACGGGGCAGGACTTCGCCAACGCCTCTGAGCGGTTTGTACGGGCAGTCGAGACAGGGCAGCTTAGGTACCAATCGGCGGAGGCCGTCACCAATGACCTGCTGTACGTGTCGCGTAAGGCCACCACGGGGAGCAGCTTTATTGCCGATCGTGCTGACCCCCGTAGACCGATTACCGCTGCCCTCGCTGCCATCCGTGCGGTATGGCCGGCTGCCGCCCCGTACCAGGGGCCGCCCACGATCTACACCGCTTGACCCCTGTCCTTTCCGGGGGAATCCTGGTTAGGTGCGTGATACCATCCGCCCAATGAAACTTACCCGTAGCGAAGTGCAACAGGCTTTCGCTATTGATTCATTCACTGAGAGCCCCGGCCTTGAGGCTCAGATAGCAGCCGCTATGGGCTTCCACCTTGACGGCCTAGGGCCTCCGTCACTGCGCGAGGCACTTAGCGTGCCCGCCGTGTTTCGCGCAGTGACGTTGATTTCGAATACGGTTGGCATGCTGCTAATGCAAGCGTACCGAAACAGTGAGCTCCTACTCGAGCAGCCCTCATTAGTTACGCGCCCAGGGCTTGACGGTACCCCTCGCGATTTCTGGCGGGACACCGCGTGGGGGATGGCTACCCGTGGGGAATACATTTGGCGGATCGTTGACCGTAACGCCGATGGCTCTGCCCGAAAACTAATGATCTTGCCTCCCCCTGAGGTATCGGTTTCGTGGAATAAGGACGTACCGTTTCAGCGGGACTACCGATGGCGCGACCTCAAGCTCAACCCCCTTGACGTAAAGCACGGCTTCTTTGCCCGTGACCCGTGGGGCCTTCGTGGGTTTGGCCCTCTGCAAATGTGCGGGGCTGCTTTGAGCGCAGCGGTAGAGGCCGAGGAATGGGCCGCTAGGTTCTTCGCTGAGGGCGGGGTACCGCAAACTGTTATCAAGGTGCCCGGCAAGCTAGCCCCTGGAGAGGCCACCACGCTTCTCAAGCAATGGCTTGGCGAGAAGGGCAATACGGCCCGCGTGGTGGATATGGACGCTAACCCCGAGGCCCACCAAATTAACCCTGAGCAAGGCCAGCTATTACAGTCACGTCAACATAGTGCGGGCAATGCGGCCACCATGTTTGGGATTAACGGGCATTTGCTTAACTACGCGCAGAGCGGGAGTAGCTTGACCTACCAAAACATCGGAGAGGTCTTTGTTGATTTCGTCCGCACCTCTCTTGCCCCTGGGTACATGACCCCGATTGAGGACGGTATTAGCGACCTGTTGGTACGGGGCACTACCGCACGGTTTAACGTTGACGAGCTCTACCGTGCCGATATTAAGACTCAGGCGGACGTTTACAGCACGCTCAAGACTGCGGGTATGGCGGATGAGGAAGCACGTAGGCGGGCGGGGTTCGATCAGTCGGCAGAGCTAGCAGCCATGCCGCTACAATCCGTGCCAAGCGTAGAGGTGCCCCAACGGTGACAGAGCAGCTAGAAGTAACGGGTAAGGTTGAATCTTTCGACGAGGAAAAACGAGAGATTCAGGCCCTTATCGTGCCGTGGGACGTGGAGGCTAGCCAAGCCTCAGGGGTTCACGTTTTCAAGCGAGGCTCTTTCGACGGCATTGACCCCTCCCGTATCGTGCTGCGCCAGCGTCACCAGGACCCGCCTACCGGGCGTGCCTTTGAGCTACGCGATGAGGAGGACGGCCTACGCGGTTGGTTCCGTATCTCCAAGACTGCGGCCGGCGACGAACAGCTAACCCTTCTCAAGGATGGTGTAGAGACTGGCGTTAGCGTTGCGTTTGATTCAAGCAAGCATACGAAAACGCAATTGCTAAATGGACGCACCCGGTATACTCACACTGGCTTTCAGGACTCAAGGTCGCTTGAAGTGTCTACTACCTGGATGCCAGCCTTTCCCCAGGCAAGGGTTTTAGAAATCATGGAGGCAACAGTGGCAGAGGCAGAGGCCCCCGTTCCGGCAGAGGCGTCGCCCGCTGCTGACGGTATTACTACCGAAATGCTGCGATCGTTTGAGGCTTCCGTTCAGGAACGCTTTGACGCGCTACAGGATCGCATCGCGGCTCAGAACCTCGTTATGCCCGATTCCCTCAAGCGGGAATCCGAGGCTTTCCAATCCCGCATTGGCTTGGGTGCTGACCTCATGCGGACAGAGGGAGTGCGCGAGGCCTTCCTCATTGACGATGGCATTAGCTCAGACAACCTGGGCGTTATCCCTGAGATGCGATCGTCTAACGTCATTGGCATTATCAATAACTCGCGCCCCTTCCTGGAGAGCACCACGCGAGAGCCCGTGCCCCCGGCCGGCGAGACGTGGAAGTTCCCCAAGATTACGCAGCGGCCCGAGGTTGGCTTGCAGTCAACGGAGAAGTCTGAGGTTGCCAGCCAAAAGACGATCATCACCTCCGTTGATTTCCCGATGGCAACCTACGCGGGTGCGGGCGATCTCTCGATTCAGCTAATCAAGCGGAGCTCCCCCGAGTACCTGCGGCTGTACGAGCAGCTGCTTGGCGAGGATTACGCCATCAAGACCGATAACGCAGCGGTTGACGATCTGCTTTCCGAAACCGCGGTGGTCGAGGGTACGGGCGGCTTCGATCCTGCTTCCCCCTCATTCGGTGAGGCGTTCGCTAATGCCGCTGCTGCTGCGCTCAACCGACCGGGCCTCTTGCCTAATCGCATTTGGCTCAGTACCGCTGCCCTTGTCGCGTTCATTGATGCCAAGAGCCCAACGGGTGGGGGCGGCACGCCTCTGTACCCAGGACTCGCCGGTATTACTGGCATGACGAACGGAGGCCCAGGTGGCCCCGCCGGTTTCAACATGACGCCGGTTTGGGTGCCCGCCCTTGATGATGAGGCGGTTGACCTCATCATCGGCCCCTCTCAGGGCTTCCACTGGACGGAGGATGGAACGTACCTGCTGACCGCAGACGTTCCAGACAAGGCCGGTAAGGACGTTGGTCTAGTTGGGATGATCTGGTTTGCACCGATCTACCCCGCCGCGTTCACCACGTACGCCCTCGCCAGCTAGGCCGCCTTAATGGCGGAATGGCCCGAGGCCGACCAGGTCAAGCGTAGGCTAGGGATTACAACCCCATCATCGGGCGTTGATGAGGACGTATCCCTAGCCCTTGACGCTGCGATAGAGCAGGTCATTAACGATACGGGGTGGGACGCTGACCTTGATAGCGGCGACCCTCTGGTAATCACCGCTTCCCTTTCTCAGGCTGCGCTTCTCTTGGCTGTTGCTTGTTTCAAGGCCACTGACGCCCCCCACGGGGTAGCGGCAATCTTCGATATGGGCGGGCTCTACGTGGCGCGCCAGAATCCCCACTATCAGCGATTGCTAGTGGGTAATCGCGTGAGGTTTGGGATTAGTGGCGACCCCGGCTGAGCAGCTACAGACACTCATCGCTGGCCTTGACGATCTGCCGGCGGGCCTGAATATCTACGCCGCCCCTACCGATAAGATCGTGGCCCCTGCGATCGTGATACGCCCGGGGCCTCAGTGGATGGCGCAAGACTCATTCTGCTTCGCCCTGGAACGGTATGCGGTTATGCCCGTGGTGACGGCCTCAACTCCGCTTGAGGGTATCGCCATGCTGCGTAGCCTGTCGCTGGCAATCATCGGTGCGCTAGAATCCCCGTGGGACTGGGAGAGCGTTGATGGTCCTGTAATTGACGAGACAACGGGTGTACCCTTCCTAGCGAACAGGGTCAACCTTACGTACAGAGGCAGCGAGGGCTAACGTGGCAAACGAGCTAATCGTCGTAAAGAATCCTACGGTTGTGATTCAGACCCTGGATGCGGACGGCGATCCCTCAGGGGCCCCCGTTGATGTGTCCTGCGATTTCCAGTCAATCGAGCTAACAGTCGATACGCCTGTATCGAGCGTTACCACCTTCTGCGGAACGTTTCAGGTACCGGGCGATCCTGAGATCGGCTGCGATTGCACGGTTGCCGTCAATGAGGACACTTCGAGCCGATGGTCCGCGTTGGTGGGCGATAGCGTGGAGGTGCGCGTCAAGGATCGCACCACGGATACCACCTACCGCATGTTCCTCAGCGTGATTCCGATTGACCCCTCGCTCTACGGGGTTGACGAGCCTGGAGAGCCCCGCACGGTAGACTTCTCGTTGCCGGTGCTCAGCGCGGTTACGGTTGTAACCCCGAGCTAATCAAATCGGGGGAGGGTTCCGGCCTCAACCTAACCCTCCCCCCACTACGTAGAGAGGTGAGAAATGCCAGACGCCGCACCCCCCAACATGCTTTCCCGCGTAGACCTTGACCTGATTCTCAAGGGCATTACCTCGCGTGACCTGTTCGCCGCTTTCCCCGAGGGCGTGACGGTCAGTGGGGCAGAGGTAGCAGGGGCAGTCTTTGAGAAAGCGGCAGAGCGGCAAGGCTACGGGGCAGAGGCTCTCGATCGTGTCAACGTTCAGGACGGTATCTACCTTGCGGGCCAGCTTGGGGAGCTATTCTCCGAGGGCCCAAAAGGCGGCGCTACAAAAGCCTCGCGCACTTCTCCCGCTTCTGGCGGTTAGGCCCTGAGGTAGTCTTGGGCGACATGCCAAACGGACTACCGATCCCTCTCTATCTGGCGATGCTTGACGTCCAGGACAGAGAGCTCCGCGAGCTCAAGCGGGCAGCCAACAAGAGAGCCCGTAAGAAGTGACTACCCGCAAGGTATCGCCCAAAGAGGCCAACCGGATACTGCGAGGGCTTGCAGACGATCTGGAGGGCTCTGAGGCCCTATCCCACGGGTATGCAGAGGCCGTGCTGAAAGCGGCCCAGGGCCTCGCCGCTTCTCACCCTACGCCTCAGGCTCGCATGGCTGCCGCTGCTATGGGCGTTAGAGAGGGCACCATCCTTTCCCTTTCCGGGGGCCCCCCTGGCGAGGTTGCGGCGGGCTCAGAGTTTGGCTCTACGCTGTACCGCCAATTCGGACCACGGAATGAGCGCGGTTATTGGCTGCTGCCCGCTGCCAATGAGCCCTCACCCGCTACCATAGAGGCCGGGGAGAATGTCTTGGATGAGGTAGTGGAGGCAGCGATACGTGGCTTCTAAGCTCATCCTCGAAGTCCTCACCAAGGTAGAGGGCACCAAAAACCTAACGGGCCTGGGCGCGGGCCTACAGCGTACGGGTGCCAACCTCACCAAATTTGTAACGCTGCCCCTGATCGGGGTAGGTGCGGCCGCTACCGCGATGGCCCTTGAGGCCGAGAAGAGCAGTAGCAAGCTCACCGCTGCCTTTAAGACAATGGGTAGCAAGAGCGGACGGACGCTCGAGCAGCTAAACGCTAAAGCCGATGAGCTAGGGGAGCTCACTGTCTTTGACGATGAGGCCATCCGTGAGTCCCAAGCGGCCCTCCTGAAATTTGGTGCGGTATCGGGTGACACCTTCGATCGGGCCATTCAGGACGCGGCAGACTTCGCGGCTGCCACTGGCAAGGACCTACCCGCCGCCACTGAGATATTGGGTAAGGCTCTCGCTGACCCCGAGGCCGGTCTAGCCAAGCTCACGCGTGCCGGCATTGTCTTTACCGATGCTCAGAAGGAGCAGGTTGCCGCTCTCGTTGAAACGGGCGATACGCTAGGGGCCCAAACCGTAATCCTCGCAGCCTTTGAGGATCGGTTTGCCGGTACCAATGAGGTAATGCAAGCCTCATCGGCGGGGCAGGCGGCACAGAGCTTTGAGGATCTGGCTAACGCGGGGGAGGATCTAGGGGCGATCTTCCTGCCCGCTATCGCTGCCGTCGCTACCAAGATCAGCGAGCTCGCGCGCTTCTTTACCTCTCTCGATCCTGGTATGCAGCAATTTATCGTGACGGTGGGCCTCATCGTTGCCGCCATCGGGCCTACGATCTTTGTAGTCGGCAAGCTCGTTACGGCATTCCGTGGGGTCATTCTGGTATTCAACCTGCTAAAGATCGCGCTACTCACCAACCCCTTTACCGCGCTGGCAGTGGCCGTGCTGGCGATCGCTGCCCTCATCATCCTCAATTGGGACAAGATTTGGGGCTTCCTCAAGAAGGTGTGGGCCTCGATCACTAAGGCCCTGGGCGGCGTGGTCAAGTTCTTTACTGACGCGTGGGAAGGGTTGGTATCTGCCACCACGCAAGCATGGGAAGCGGTGGCCGGCATCATTCGCGGGGCGGTTAACGGGGTCATTGACGTAATCAACGGCCTGTTTGGCTTCCTGAACGGGATACAGATTGGGATACCGTCGATTGATGTAGGCCCCGTACACGTAGGGGGCGGGGTCATTGACCCGTTCAATATCGGCCTCATCCCTCACCTCGCGGGCGGAGGCATTGTGGATAAGCCAACCCTTGCCCTCATCGGGGAGGGTGGCCCTGAGGCCGTGGTACCGCTTGATAAGGGCGTGGGCGAGACACACTTCCACTCCCATATCGACGTTAAGGGCGAGGACCCCTTTATCAGGAATGAGGCCGATCTAGTGCGAGCCAATCAGCGCGTGGCATTCCTGGCGGGCTTCTAATGGGTACCTTTGTCTTTGACCCTGCCAGCGGGAGCAACGTGACTCTTTCCGGGGGCTCCCCGGAAGTGTGTATCGACCTGATAGAGGGCTTCATTACCATCCCTCAGCTACGGAGT